TTGGTGAGGTTAGGAAGGTTTTGTCTGTTCTTCACAAGATCTGTCAACTCTATGGGTTCAAGGGAACGGAGATCGCTGATGCGACGCAAATGCATTGGCTGAGACTCACAGCAGCACTAAAGCTGAACTGGATGAAGGTGGCCAAGTACAAGACGGCTGCATTCTTCGCGTTCCACACAAACCAGGAGACCCCCAAACGTCCATTTGAGGGGGAGGACAGACCGGATGTGATCCTGGGAGGGGCGCACGGGAGATGGATCTCCAAGATGCTCAAGACGTGGAGTCGAGAGCGCAGGATGAGTTTCCTCAAGAGTGTTCAGCAAGCCAAGAAGGGCATGCCAAGACCCGAGAAAGAGGACCTGCGTGAGGCCGAGAAGGCCCACATCGAGGTGATGACCAAAGAGGCACCCCAACAGAAGGGCTACGGACCAGGGGTGTGGACTCCAATGACGGAGGAGGAGCAAGAGAACGAAACGCTAGGGCCGCTACTGACAAAAGAAAATGTCAGGAGGCAGCTAAGGCGCACTGTTCGCGAGCTCTTCGCCGACGAGGAGTACACACTCATGGACCGGACGAAGCTCTTCTTCCCAAGCACCTCAGCTAACTACATTCGTTCGCGCGCGAATGCCGGCAGTGTAGGCGCCATCCTGGAGGACGGCGACCTGATGTCCGGGCTGAGGCAACTGGGAGGATATGTCCAGAAGAAACAGACAAGGGTGGTTGGAGAGGAGAGAGCAGAGGAGTCGGAGAGGCATCACGAGTTCGAGACCGTGGTGGATGACGAGGCACTCACAAGGGCCTTTGGCGTGCTGTGGTTTAGACTGCTGAGGAATGCGCAGTACGAACCACCGCTCGTTGAGCCAGTCGGACTGGCAGAGGCACTCAAGGTGCGCGTCATCACAAAGGGACCTCCCTACCGAATGGCCGTGCTGAGGCCACTCTGGAAGAAAATGCACGATGTCCTAAGGCACCATCGAGTCTTTCAGCTGATTGGACGACCGGTCGACGAGACCGTCATCCGCCTACAGTTAGGCGAGTACCTCCTAGCGCGGGAGGTCTACATCTCAGCAGACTACGAGGCAGCCACAGACAACCTGCAGAGCTGGGTGTCCGAGGAGATCGCCGAAGCGGTCTCACAAGAACTTGAGCTCACCGACGTCGAACGCCGGATCTTCCTAGAGAGCCTGACAAGGCATTGGTACACAACTCCTGAGGGTGTGCGAGTCCAGAAGAGGGGTCAACTCATGGGATCCATCACTTCGTTCCCTGTCCTCTGTATCGCGAACGCCGCGCTGTGTCGCTGGAGCATGGAGATTGGCGAGGCCAGACCTATAAGGCTGGCAGAAGCTCGTCTCCTAGTCAACGGCGATGACGCGGCGATGCGG